CTTAATTGCTTGCTTAATAATACCTAAAACCACATGGTAAATGCGATTTTTAAATGCTTCTGCCTGTTGCCTTACAATCGGATCTACCGAATCTGAAACACTAACTATCTGCTCCACAGCCCGTTCAGCCAGTTCTTCGGGGGATAGCCCTCTATTTTCAGTCGTTTTAACGACGACATCTCCTATGCTTGAATCAACAGCTAACTTAAACATAATATTCCTTTACGATACAGGGACACTAGCTTGCCCCGAATAATATGTATCCTGTTGCAATTTACCATCACCAAGATTTTTCAATAAGGTTATAGATTCTAAATACATATTATTGTAAATCTGAACCATATCAGGTTCACCTTTCATAAACCGAATTGCTTCTACCAAGGATCTATTCAGTAAAGCAGAATCAAAATTCTCACTTAACCAAGGTAACGTACTTGCTGTAACAATAGATTCGGGGTAATACCCATAATGCAGCTCCATCGTATACCCACTGTTCGGAGTTGGCCCTAAAATAAAAGAAGAATCATCAAATACAGCGTAATGCTTCGGTGCTCCTGTAGTTGCGGGGTTGGGATATGCCTCTCGTATAAAATTAACATCTTTGTTTAATAGATACGTAAACACACCATCCGAATCAAGTACCGCTAGACTAAACGTATAAAGAAAATCTGTAGGTACTGATAAGTACTTAACACCCGAAGTCAACGCCCCTGTCACATTCTTACGGAGCGAAGGAAGCTGTACAGTATTATAAATAGCCTGTTCAGCTTGTTGAGCGAACATAGCAAGCTGATCGCTTGTAAAGGAGGTCTCACAGATATCCTCTATATTCGCCGTTAATTGGGCGTAGGTCATACTCATGCAAGCGTACCACGTACCATCGTACCTTTAGTCGCAGCACCTGCACCGCGCATCTTAATCCCAGAGGTTTTAACCCCGCTCATATCAGGTTTGGGGGCATCTTTACAAGGGTATACACCCTTATCTTTCTGCACTTTAACCTCTTTCATACCAAATACATCCATTTTATGCTCCTATGAAGTCACTATGGTTACTGTTCCTACTTCTCCCGTCCCAACTAAATCGTTAGGTGTTAAATCATACGGGTCTCTTCCTACACCCACCGGGTTCCATCCCCACTGAATATCTCTACTTGCTGCTAACCCCGCACTATCTGAACGCGGGTCTCGTATTGCTTGAGGATCATTAACAGGAAATTCGCCTAATTTCAACTGCGGTTGGTCAGGATTCCAACATTCAGGACACGCTTTTATATGCGTATTCCGACCTTTCTCAATTAAATCTTTAAGTTCTCGTAACTTGTATTGGAACCCACAAACATCACAGATCCCTAATGCTTTTCGGGCTGAAGCAAAGCGATTTGCCATGACTAGATAAACCCAATACGAGGGACAAAACGAGCGGAAGTTTTCTCTCTATCCTCTCCTGCCGCTAAACTAAACTGTTCCTCGTATATCTCTTTCAGCATGGGTATACGCGGCCCTAGTTCAGGGTCTTTCTGGGAAATGTAATAAGCTAATCCTGCCATTAATGCGGGTAAAAACCGGAAATTCATATCCGCAGTTTCTACTCCGCTCCCAGCATCTTCTATCCGGCGCATACGCCAATAATAAAAAACATACCCACTCTTATCCGGTACAGGCCATACATTAATCTTAGGGGTAGTACGAAGGCGTTCTACATAAACTTGTATGGGTCTTCCTTCTGATAACTTATTAGGGATAGATGAATACGTACTAACACTAATTCGACTTATCGTAAGGTCTTGCTGAGTAGTCGCATCCCCCGAATCTGTGCGGATAACGTGTTCTAACAGATCAACCGTATCAGTAGGTAAATCATATTCAGATGTACCTTCGGTTAACGTGACTGATCCTTCGTCTATCGTCCATAAATTTATCCCTCTATTTTGCCATTCAATAGTCAATAAATTCATAGACCTACGAGCAGTTCGCAAATCATAACCTGCCCGCATTTCACGCCCAGCGCGTTCCCACGCCTCTTCAGCGATTTCAGTAAAATCAGGGTTAAAAGCAGTAGTGCCGGATGTCGCCATCTACTTCTTAGCTGCTTTCTTAGCCGGTTCTTTCTTAGCGGGTTCTTTCTTAGCGGCGGCTTTCTTAGGTGGCTGTAACTCTTTTAATCGAGCTTTTGCCTCCTCTTCACTCATTAGGTCAGCATCTACGATGGCGTAAGAACCATTCTCCTGCTTAACACCAATCTGAAATACAGGTCTGCCATCTACGAAATTACCGTTCTGATAGACTTCAAATTTATCCATACAAGTCTCCTTACCTCATTTTAGCAGGTCGTACACCCTTACGGGCTATACCTGCACCACGAACTTTTGGTTTACTTTTCTTAACTTTACCGCCTTTTCTGTACTCTTCTGCCCTTTCCCTTCTTTCTTCCGCACTCATCTTTTTAACAGGCTCGTCATCACGAGTTTTACCCCATTTTTCATAAGCAAGCGCACCGGCAACAGGAACGGCGACAGCTCCCACAGCTTTCAGTCCTGTCTTTATTAAATCTCTTCTCGCCTTTATGTTCTCTGGTTTTTTCTTTTGGACATTTTTCTTTTCTGTACGTTGGGCTTTAACTCTTTTCTGCTGTAATTTCGGTGACTTTTCTAGTTTACGTACTGACCCCCGAGTTTTTAAAGGGTTTTTAGGGTCTACCCGCCCTGTTGTAGGGCTGTTTATGTAGTCATCTAACTCTCGGGCACTTTTATTTTCATAATATTTGCCCCTAGCGTCAAACATTTTGTCATATTTGTCCTGAAGGTTTTTATCTTTAGGGTCGGTTTTACCGGTTTTACCAAGAGACTTACCATATTCTTTACCTTTCTCTTTCAGCGTTTGGTAAGATTTACCTTCTATCCTGCGTTCTTCTTGTTTAACTGCTTGACGTACAGCAGCCATACCGTATTTTTTTATGGCCGCTTGTACCCCTTGTCTACCTATAAACGCTATTACGGGTGCTAGTGCTACTGCTGGAAATGGCATATCCTTCTCCTAAGCTTTTACTATCTTACAGGCGCGTACACCCTTACGAGCTATACCTGCACCACGAACTTTGCCACCTTTCTTGTACCCCGGAACAGCGGGTTTTTTAACCGCCCCACCGGCCAGCATCTTCTTAGGCTTTCGAGCTTCTTCCCTCTTGTCTGCTCTTTCTATTCGGTCTTCTACTCGTCCCATTCTTCTTTTTATTCTTCTTTTCTGACCTTCCGTTTTAGCCGACTCAAGACGTTTTGCCTGTCTATCAAGCCGTCTTTCACGAAAAGACTTTTTCTTTGTGTCAGCCTTACCTTTTGTATCCTTCTTTGGCTTTGCTTTCTGTACCGCAGAACCATCAGCTCGCTTTAACCCAAGGGCTTTATTGTAAGCGTCGCGTTTACTTAGCGTTGGATCTAAATCCTCTTTAAAAAGAGCGGCTTTCTTTTTACCGTCTTTACCCATGTAATACTTCGATCCGGCTTTTTTAGCAGCCGCGACAGACTTGTATTGCTTCCACTTAGGGCCAGAAGCAGTATCAGCTTCCTTTTTAGGAGCAGAAGCAGGGGGAGTAGGGGTAACAGCTTTCTTTTTAGGTCTCGTCATCTCAGCGTAGTTAACAGCGCCACCAATAGGCGGTAGATAGGGAGTTGTCTTCTGTCTTGGCTTCATTTCGCTTTCCGGCTTGGGCCAATTCTTCCTCATACTCGCATCGAAATCTGCCTCATCTTTAGCTTTCGTGGCTATCCTCTTTCTTTCCAAATCTAAAGCGGCATCATCCGACATTTGCTGCCCTCTTTTATACCGGTCAGTCGCTTGGTATGCGGGGTCTGCATTACGCTTTCGCATCCTCTCTTGCTGCGCTTTTGATATCATTCTAGGCATTATATTCTCCTATGCGTGGAACGCGGTCATGGTAGTAAACGTGGATTGCGTATACTGTATATAGACCCCGCTTGTAAACAAAATACCTTCTTCTGGGACAGTGATATCCCGTGTAACCGTCGCACTTGCCACAGTCCCTACTTTCATAGTGCTTGTTCCAGTAGGAGAGGTTGTTAAGAAATCAACAGTTCCAGCAGTACCGGAATTAACGATATAGGCTCCTTTCAGCCTAGACCTCCCTGCAAAGATAACATCTGCGGCAGAATTATTAATTCCTGCTGAGACATTACCCGCTGGGTCACCTACCGCTGCAATAGCAGTGACAGTTTTAAAATACTTTGACCCAGTAGCAGTCCCTGCATTTGCGCCAGTAATGGATTCAGTTTGAGAATCCCCATTTACGTCCGTTCCTGTAACCGTAAAGGAAATTCCCGAATCATCACCTGCGGATAAAATAGTTACGACACGCCCGGAATCAAAGGTACAGCTACCACCAGAAGCAAGTGCGCCACCAATCGTTAAATTAGCGTCGTCACCTACAGCGGCGGCGGCTGATATACCGTCTGCATCCAAGGCTTGTGTATCGGCGGTTATAAATACCGCGTTTACATCTGAGTAGCCCATAAATTACTCCTTGCTATAAAACAATCCTTATTCAAACGGTGTAGCTAACGTGCCATCACCATGAAGGAATGCTTCACAATGCCAAACGGCAGCGGTGGTCGCTTTAAGACGAATAATACCGCCAACCAACCATCCTTGGGCAGCAGCGCCTAAATCGATTGTATCGTCATCGCTTGCGTCAGGAATAAAAGTGTTAGTGTCGCCAGCGGTTGCAGGATCAAAAAGTTGAGCAAAGCCAGAAAACAAATCACTGGAGTTATCCGTATTGATCTGACCCGCGCCAGTAAATGTTGTACCAACTATAAAAGTATAGTGTAGTCCGGCGGCTGCGGTAGGTAATGTTACAACAATACCCGCTGCTCGGTTTAGTGTGAACACTGCACCGGATTGAGTTGATTCTACTGAATAGGTAGCATCTTCAATCGAAACAACATTGTCATAAGCCGATACATATCCAGTAGTGGTAACATTACCGCTAGTATCAATATCGAGATTAGTTGTAATTGCTCCTGTACCGGAAGCTTTACTGATTTGTTCAAACCCATTCTCTGAACGGACTGGGCCGTTAAAAGTAGTATTCGCCATGTTTGTCTCCTGTCTTGGCTAGTGTCAGCTACATTATGTAACTGTCAGGGCAAATCCGATCTTATAACAAAAAAAAGGGGGTAACAAGTACCCCCTCTTCAGTTTGCGTATTACGCTCCGGGCGATCCATAAATTCCAAGTGGATCACTTACCCCAAACGAGTATCGCTCTCTGGCCTTGTAACGACTGTTACCCGTATCAAAGTCAGCATCCATAGATGTAGACATTGCTGTACGAGTAAAGTGCTTTAAGCCA